AGAATCTCCGTGTAGTTCTACCTATGTCCAAAGTTGTGCATATTACCACAGGTCGTAATCGCAGCGATCCGTTTGGTAAATCACCTTTACGTGATGTATACCTTGCATGGAGATACCTTACTGTTATTCAAGAAATTGAAGCTGCTGGTGTAGCTCGTGACTTACAAGGTCTACCTGTTCTAGAAATCCCTGCTCAGTACATGTCTGCTGATGCAAGCGCAGAACAGAAAGCTATCTACGAGAACTTCAAGAATATCATTCGTAATATTCAAAATAACTCACAATCAGGTATTATTCTACCTTCAGCTACCGATCCTGATACTCGACAAAAACTATTTTCATTAACACTACTTAATTCAGATGGTAAGAAATCATTTGATACAGGTAAGGTTAAGGAATTTTATCAGAATCAAATCTATACTGGTTTATTTGCTGACGTATTAGTACTTGGTCAAGGTGGTGTAGGTTCTTTTGCATTAGGTCAGATTAAGAATAGTCTAACAGGTGCTGCTGCTGAATCAATGCTTGATAATATCATTGAAGTATTTAATCGTGATGTTATTCGGCAGTTGTATGAACTAAATGGTTTCGATCCTGCTCGCGCATGTACTTTAGATTATGAAAATCTACATACAGTCGATATGGAAACCGTTAGTAAATTCTGGCAACGTATTGCTTCTACAGGTATGGTTGAGAAAGATCGTTCTGTTCTCAATGCTGTACGTACTGCAGCGGGTGTTGATGCTTTACCTGATGATCTTGAACCACAAGAAGAATTGATGACAGGTAATAGTTCAAGGGCCGGTGATGGCATGGCTGCTGGTGGTGTAAACGGAACATCTAGTTCTGTAGCTAGTACAGATACATCTTCAACTAATGTAGATAATGCTGCATAAGGAATATTATGATTGATAATGAAAAATGTCCAGAGGCTTTACTTGATAATTCTATAAATGCTAAGAACCATCTAGATACAATTGCTAATCATGGTCTAGGGCCAGCTAACCCAAGAGAAAGTAATCTTTCCTTTTGGACAGATAAAGCAAAGAAATGGCAGATTAGTGAAGGTGATGCTAGAGGTAGATTATGTGCTAATTGCGAGCATTATTTAGCTACTACTTTCATTGATGAATGCATTAAAAATGGCCCTGCTTTAAATATTAAAGCTTCCGATCTACCTTTAATTCCAAAGTGGGCCGATATTGAGTCAAGACCTACTGCTTTTTGCACATTATTCAATATTACATGCAGTCCCATCCGTACATGCGATGCTCAGGAAATGGGTGGCCCTATTGATGATCTAAAACTTCAAGCTCTTGCTTTAGCTGAAACAGCAAAAGAGTATGATACTGAAGAATTGAGTGCGTATATTGAAAAGAAATATAGCAAAGATAATCCTCCACAATGGGCATCAAAGAAATCTGCAAAAGTTCAAGAAGTAGCTATCCGAGTTTTTAATCAAACATTATCCGGTGGTGCTTCCGAAGAGAAATCCAGAATTGCTTCTCTTGCTGCAATGCAAAATGCAGAAGCCGCTGAAAAGAAAGCAACTAAAAAATCATATGAGTACGTTGCTGATATTCTTAAAGCTAAACATAACAAATAAGAAATGAAGGTGGTTAAACATGAATGAACCGATTGTCCCTAGCTACCAGCAGCTATCATAAATAAACGCCTCCAAGAGGCTCCTAGACCCCGTAATGAGCCTTTAGTTCGTACAGAACCAATCAAGCAAGTCTTTCTTGGTAAAGCTGCCCTAACTTCCGATCCTGAACGTAGCTTGGTATCAGCTAAATGGGATGCATATGGTAGATTAGTACTGCAGTTCGATACAAAGCTAAGATTATATATTTGGGCTGATGCTACTGTAACATTAAATACTAGTAATTTACCGGGGACTACTCCGGGTACAGTTAAAACTCCAGCATATCATTTTATGATGGCTGGTTGATAAGGATAATAATATGCTTCCAGCTAAACTAGATTTTACCATCTATAAAGGTTCTACTCAATCAAAACCTATGCAATGGAAGTCAGGTGATCCTTTACTTCCTGTTGATATTACAGGTTGTAGTATTCAAATGCAAATCCGAGAATCAGTTGATAGTACAGAAGTATTAGATACACTTACAACTGCCAATTGTAGAATTACTGTAGATAGTGCAGTTAATGGGCAGTTTACTTTGCATTTTCCAGCGACTGTTACTTCACTGATGACAAAACAATATGCTGTATATGATCTTGAAGTAGTATATCCGGGTTCTAATCCTCAGTATACTATTTTATATGGTAAGATTAACTATGTATCAGAGGTTACTCGCCTATGACTGATATAATTATTACGCAAGCAGTTGCTGATGTAGTAATTACAGAAACTTCAGCAGTTAATGTAGTAACGGATTCATCTGCTGGCCCTCAAGGTTTGAGTGCATATCAAGTTGCTTTGAATAATGGATTCATTGGTACTGAACAACAATGGTTAGATAGTCTAACTGGTACACAGTCAGATATTACGTTAACCAAAACTGCACTTGAAATTGCTAATGTAGCTGTTAATTTCTCAAATAGATTAACACAAGGTGATTATATTACTAGTACCACTTCTGTTGTTGCTACCCCTAGTGGTTTAACTATAACAGATATTTCAAATTCAAGTTCTACTGCGACATTTAAAGCTTCCGGTGGAAACTTACTTCAAGGCTACAAAATTGATATTACTGTAGCTACGTTTTTAGGCAGTTCTATATCTGCTTCACTTTACCTATTAAATATTTAAGGAAATAAAATGGCTATTACATATACAACTGCTGTTAAGAACTCTCGTTTAAGTGCTGTAGTTACAGCAATCGGTACTACTGGCGTACTTGAAATTGGTACTACTGGTATGGCCTCTATTCTAGCTACTATCCCTCTAGCTAACCCTGCTGGAACAGTATCTGCTGGTGTACTTACTTTTACTATGCCTGCTTCTGATACTTCTGCAGATGCTTCCGGTACTGCTGCTGCTGCTCGTATTCGTACAGCTACCGCAGGTACGGATATTATTACTGGTTTGACAGTCGGTACATCTGCTACTGATGTTGTACTTGATTCAGTAAATATTACTGCTGGTCAAACGGTAACTATTAACTCCGCATCTATTACTCACGCTTAATTATTTATGGAGAAGTTATGATTACATTACGATCACAAAAAGGTTCTGAGTTAACTTATTCAGAACTAGATGGTAACTTCTCCGATTTGGATACTAGGACTAGTTTTGGATGGCGTGATAATGTTATTCAGTTAATTGGTCGTGGTGGAGCAACAGAACCTCCAATGCAGTTATTCAAGGATAATATCTATATGGCTGCTTTCAGTCAAAATGATATGCAAGAGGGTTTTGCTAGTTTCCATATAGATCATGATTATGCTATGGGTACTAATATGTACCCTCATATTCATTGGTCATGTAATACTACATCAACAGGCACAGTTCGTTGGGGATTTGAATATACCTTAGCGAAAGGTCATCAACAGATGGTATTTACTCCTGCTGTTACTGTATATAAAGAACAGTATTGCGATGGTACTCAATATAAACATTATGTAGCTGAAGTTTCAGATGCTGATATTATACCGTTTACTTATTTAGAACCAGATACTATTATTCTAATGCGAGTATTTCGTGATGCCACCCATCCTAATGATACTCTAGACGCACAAGCATTTGGTGTATGTGTTGATTTGCACTATCAGGTAGATAGAGCTACAACTAAAAATAAAGCTCCTAATTTCTACGTATAAAGGATAAATATGGCTATTAAACATGCATATACTGCTACTGGTACAAATGATGGTGCAAAGCAGGTATCAGTAGATAGATGGAACCAAGATCATATTATTGATACAGAACTTGATCTACCTTTAATTACCCCATCTGCTCCTGCTGCGGATACAATCTCTATTTATGGTTCTAAACGAGCCGGTAGAATGAATCTTACACAAATGGGGCCATCTGGTTTAGATACAACATTACAACCTCACCTTGGTGGTAATAAAATTGGCCTATGGATTCCTCCGGGTAATGCTACAACTGTTCCCGGTGTATTGGGTATTGGTACACTGACAGCCGTTGGTACAGCTACAGCTAGAACTATTGCTACAACTACAGTTGCATCTCGTATGGCAAGATTAGGATATGTCTCTGCTGCTACCGCTGGTTCATTAACTTCATTACGTGAAGCTCAGAATAAGTATTCAACAGGTGGTGGCTCAGGTATTGGTGGATTTTATTATAGATTAAGATTTGTACCAAGTAATGCGGCGGCTGTATCTGGTGAGAGATTCTTTGCTGGATTATGGGCAACTACTACTGCAGCTACCAACGTAGAACCAAATACATTAACTAACTGCGCTGGTATTTGTCAGTTATCTACAAGTACTAATTTACAAGTATATGCGGCTGGTGCATCAGCTAGTTCTGCAGTCGATCTTGGTACAAATTTTCCTGCTGCTGGTTTAGGTGTAGATGCTTATGAATTCTCAATGTTTGCTAATGCATCAGGAAGTATTCAATGGCAAGTAGATCGTATTGGTACAGCATTTACAGCATCTGGTACATTTGCGGCAGTTCCAACTAGCACCACCTTAATGGGTCATCAAATCTGGAAAACAAATAATGCTACAGCATTAGCTGTTGGTTTTGACATTTGCACTTTATATATTGAAACGGATAACTAAATGTACAAAATTAATACAGCAAATGGTGATATTCACCGACAGGATGGTTTTGTTATTACGGCTCCGTATGATGAACCTGAATATCTTGAGTATGCTGCTTGGGTTCAAGCGGGTAATTCTCCAGAAGAAATTTACATTCAACCTTCCGTACCTGTACCTGAATCTGTAAGTAGATTTCAGGCTCGTGCTGCACTATATACGGCAGGTTATCTTGAAGCTATTGAACAAGTAATGCAAGATTCAGGTACACCAATGCTTAGTAAATTAGCTTGGCAAGACGCATTGGAGTTTCGTCGTGATTCCGCACTAGTTGCATCTATGGGGGCACTGCTCGGTTTATCTGAAGTTCAAATTGACGATCTATTTAGATTAGCTGCCACTATTACTGCCTAAATAGGAGGCTTAAATGGCAACTCCTGTTTATGACAGTGCTATATTTGATAGCGTAATATTTGGTGGTGCTGCTGAATTATTCGATGGTATAGTATTTGATTCAGTAGTATTTGAGACAACTTCTGGCCCAGTAAGTACTGGAACAATGCCATTGACTGAAGTTGGTATAGATACAGCTACCGCTTCAGGACAAGTAATAGTCAAAGGTTCATTTAATAAAAGTGAAACTGGTATCGATAGCGTTAGTGCAAACGGTGATGTATTAGTTAAAGGTTCTGTCAGTGTAGTAGAATCTAATGATACTGGTAATATATCCGGTAAAGTAATTGTCAAAGGCAATCTAGCTGCAACTGAAGTTAATGACACGTTTGTTGCTTCTGGTGTTGTGACCGCAGGAGGTATCTTTGGTTCTATTTCAATTACTGAATCTGGAATAGACACAGTTAATGCTAGTGGTAAAGTTAAAGTACAAGGTTCCTTTACTAAGTCAGAAATTGGAATTGATAGTATTACTTCCGGTGGTAAGGTTTTAGTTAAAGGTAATATATCTCTAACGGAAGCCAATGACACTGTTACTGGTTCAGGTAAAGTACTGATTAAAGGTAATAGCTCCTTAACCGAAGTTGGTAATGACTCAATTACTTCTTTCGGTAAAGTATTTGTAAAAGGTACGACAGCATTAACTGAAGTAGGAACTGATAGTATATCTAGTTCAGGTAAATTGCTAGTTAAAGGTAATTTTACTTCTACTGAAACAGGACTAGATACTATTACTAGCTCTGGTAAGGTTAAAGTACAAGGTTCATTTAATAAATCAGAAACTGGAATCGATGGTTTAACTGCGTCTGGTAAGCTAGTAGTTAAAGGTACGCTATCTTCTACCGAATCAAATGATACCGTCAATATCTCTGGTCAAGTTAAAGTACAAGGTAGTTTATCTCGTACAGAAGCTAATGACACTATCGCATTTAATGGTGGTGCCAGTACTAATGGTAGTATTAATCTAACCGAAGTAGGTTTAGATGCATTTACTTCATCTGGTAAAATACCTATTAACGGTAATAGCTCTGGTACTGAAATTGGAACGGATAGTATTTCTGGTTTAGGTAAGGTTAAAGTACAAGGTTCATTTACTTCAGGCGAAGTAGGAATTGATTCATTTGCTGGTATTGGTACAATAAAAGTACAAGGTAATTCATCATTAATTGAATCGAATGATACGATTTCAGTTCAAGGTAAGATTATCATTAAGGGTAATTTTACAAGTACTGAACAAGGGTTGGATTCATTCTCAGCACGACAATTAACTATTAGTACAGGTAATGCTAATTTAATTGAATCTGTAGATAATCTATCATTATCTGGTAATGTTATTGTACAGGGTTATATATCATCTAGTGAACTACCGGATTCATTTGTAGCAAATGCAGATGTTGTTATTAAAGGTAACATCGTATTAAGCGAATCCTCTGATTATATACAAGGTTATATTCAATCTGGATACGTTCAAGTTGGTTATGTAGGTAATGAGTGGACAGGTAAAGTTAAAGTACAAGGTAATGTTTCAATTAACGAAGCATCTGATGATACTTTTAACGCAACCAATTTAATCTTTAAAAATATAACTATAACTATAAAGCAAATGCAGTATCAAAGTGCTAATTCAGAAGTCATACTTCCAGCAAAACGGCATGTTGCATATCTGAAATCAGCATAATGGATTATTGTAATTTACCTCAAAATAAATATGCTCAAAAATATGTCCAATTAATCGAAGCAAGGAAACACCAAGATAAAGCCAAAGGTAAAACTGAAGCTCATCATGTGTTTCCTATTTCTATATTTGGTGATAATAACATAAAAGTTAACCTAACGCATAGAGAGCATTACGTAGCCCATTGGTTACTTTGGAAAATGTATTTGAGTAAATATTCACCTTTACAAGTATGGGTTAAGCGTATGAAATTAGCTTTGGATTACTTCAGAACTAGTGAGAATAATACGTCAAGAATTTACCAAAAATTAAGAGAAAGTTATTACCTTGACAATGCAAATAAATCGTGATATAATTATTATTAAGTTTGAATATGATGAGGTACTATGAATAAAACGAAAAATAAACCATACGTACCACCACATGCTGATTTCACAGATGCAATTAAAAGTAGATTACCAGTTAGTAAAGCAGTTAACGAAGAGTTAAAACAAGTGCTTTATGTAGCTATGCTACCGGATATTACGGACTTACATGGTGATAACACTACAGCAGAAGAAGTTCGTAAAGCATGTCATAATTTCAATCAGCATTGCAAGAAAGCAAATTTATTTCATCTAATTGAAACAGATACTTTCTCAGTCGTTGAGTCATATATAGCACCTACAGATTTTGTTCTAGGTGAAGTTCTAGTTAAATCAGGAACATGGTTAGTTAACTTACAGATTCACGATGATGATGTTTGGGAACTTGTTAAATCAGGACAGATTAACGGTGTAAGCATTGGTGCTTTGGCCTCTGTTCAAACAATAGAAGAGGATACCGATGAGTGAAACTAAAACAACACAGCGTAAAGCTAAACGTAAACTAAGTAATATTGATTTTAGCTCTGAAGGCGCACATTTAGCGCTAGTGTCTAAAGATCAAGGAGGCCCTGCCTCGGGTGCTGATTATGCTCTAGTTCTAAAGTCAGCCAATTTTTCTACTGAAGCTATTCAGAAGATGCAACAAGTAAAAGTAACTCTTGAATTGCCTGAGTTTTTACGCAGATTCTTTGGTCTTTGGTACGATGATGCTGAAGTTCTTGCTGCAATGATGGGCTATGTAGAACCTGCGGATACTGCAGCAATGGAAGCTGAAGAAGCTAAGCAAGAAATGCAAAGTTGGATTGAAGAAAGAATGAGTGCTTTCGAGATTATTAAATCTCTTGAGAAAGCTGAGTCAATTCCTGAAGTTCTGAGCAAGCTCGATGAAGAACAATATTTAAATCTACTTAAAGATCAAGAAAACCTTGAGAAAGCATTCAAGAAGATTGATAAACTAAAGAATTCCGCTAAAGCTCCTAAAGCTAAGGCAGATGAAGGCTCAACCGAAGCCGTAGCGAAAGCTGAACAATCGGATGATAAAACTGAAGCGAAGGTTGAACCTTCTGAAACCATTAATAAAGGAACTAGTATGCCGAAAGATGTACAAGTAGAAGTTGTAGAGAAATCTCAATTTGAAGCTGTTCAAAAAGCATTTGATGAACAAAAGGTTGAACTGCAAAAAGCACTCGATCTAGTCAAAGCTTTTGAAGCAGAGAAGAAAGAAGCTGTGCGTAAGGCACGTTTCGAGCAAGTTAAAACCGCTGTTAAGGATGATGCTAAAGCTGAAGTTCTTTTCAAAGCTGTTGGTCTTGTTGAAGACGAAGTTGAATTTGAAGCTGTAGTGAAGGCTCTCGCTGAGATGCAAGCACTCGTTGAAAAGTCAAGTTTGTTTGTTGAACAGGGTGTGCAAGTCGAAGCTGACGAAACTCCGAAAGAGTCTGCAGTTGCGCGAGTAATCAAAGCCCGTCTAGCTAAATAATTTAATCATAAAAGGAATAAGAAATGTCCACTCCACTATACACAGAAAACAAGCGCTTCAGCCACACCGTAAAAGCTGAACTATGGCCCGAACAAGGTTACACTCGTGCAGTTGTAACTTATAATGGTACTGCCGCTTCTCTAGTCATCGGTCAAGTTCTTGGTAAAGTAACTGCTAATGGTAAGTACAAGATTGCTATCCAAAGCGCTGTTGATGGTAGCCAAACTCCTGATGCTATTGTGATCGAAGATAAGACTGCTGCTCTTAATACTGATACGACTGTTCTAGTTCTTATCAAAGGACCAGCCGTTGTATCCAAGTCTGCTCTGACCATTGATGCTTCTTTCACTGCCGGTGCCCTCTTGAATGGTGTTTACACTACTCTAGAAGGTAAGGGTATTCAAGTTAACGATGCTGTTTAAGCTCTGATAACTAACTAACATAATATAAGGAAATAATATCATGGCCACAATTCGTTCATTTGATAAACCATTTGAAGTAGTAGACCTAACCGAAGAACTAAATCTAATCCCTAATACATGGGGTCTGATCAATGAAATGGGTCTATTCCGCACTGAATCCGTATCACAGCACACTATTACCGTTGAAGCTACTTCCGGTACTCTAAGTGTTATCGGTGACCAAGTTCGCGGTGCACGTAACCTCGTAAATAAGGATGACACACGTAACATTCGTGCTTTCAGCATTCCTCACTTCCCTCTGGATGATGCAATTTCTCCAGCCGACCTAGTTGGTAAGCGCGCTTATGGTTCCGACCAAGCTGATACCGAAGCTGCTGTCGTTGCTCGTAAGCTAGAGCGTATTCGTCGTAACCACGCTGTTACTACCGAAGCTGCTAAGGCATATGCTCTAACCACTGGTGCTATCTATGCTCCTAACGGTACTGTAGTTGATAACTACTACACTTCTTTCGGTATTACTCGTAAGGAAGTTGACTTCGTAATGGGTACTGCCACTACCGATCTAACCGCTAAGATTGAAGAAGTTATTGCTCATATTCAAGACAATATCAACTCCGGTGAAGTTGTAAATTCCGTAACGGTAATCTGCTCTCCTGCTTTCTTCGCAAAGCTAATCAGCCATGCTACCGTCAAGGATGCCTACAAGTACTACACTTCTACTCAAGAGCCACTACGTAACCGTCTAGGTTCTGGTGTATATCGTCGTTTCAGCCACGGTGGTATTGACTTCGTAGAATATCGTGGTTCTTACAATGGTACTGCTCTAATCACTTCTGGTGATGCTTACGCTGTACCAATGGGTACTGTCGATACCTTCATTTCTTACTACAGCCCTGCTAACAAGCTATCTCTAGTAAATACAATGGGTATGGAAGTATATGCATTCCAGTATCGGGACGCAAAGGACGAAGGTATCCTACTCCAGTCCGAAAGTAACCAACTGCACCTAGTCCGTAGGCCACAAACAGTTGTGCGGCTCTATAGCTCCAACTAAAATGAACTAGCCTCCTATCTGGAGGCGTTCTATTCTAACCTATTGTCAAAAGCAGTAGGTTATGGTAGAATTATGATCAAGCGATGCATCTTGCTATTCTCCATCGAGAAAATGCTATCAAAGAACTAAACGAACAAGGCGCTGGTTATACTGAACGGCATGGAACATAAGGAATAATATGGCAACTGAAGCTCAAATAATGAATACAAGAATGGAAGTTGGCGATACTGATGTTTCATTTCCTATATTATCCGATTCTGAATATAATTACTTCTTAGATAAGAATAGCGCATCTATTCGCCGTGCGGCATTGGATTGTGCTAGAGCTATCCTAATGAAATTATCAATGCGCGGTGATGAAACTGTTGATATATTTAGTGTAAGAGGAAGTAAAGCTGCAGAGCAATATCGCATGGCTTTGCAATTATATATTAAGAATCCTGAGTTTAATCCTGTAATTACTTCCGCAAATATCTATGCTGGTGGTATTAGTTTATCAGATATGCAAGCCAATATTGATAATACGGATAATAACTACGTTCATACTCATAATGAACCAGAGAATTATACATATCCACCTCTAGATAATCCCTTCGTTATTTAAGGATTATCACTATGTCAAATGCTTTTATTCAAGCCACTTCACGCGCAATCGATAGACATGGTATTTCTGCAGTATATAAAGTGATTACTGAAGGTGCATATAACGTAGATACTGGTTCTGTTACTAATACAGAAACCTCTTATAACATTAAGATATATTTAAAGCATATTAAAGCTAACCAATTCAACTACCCAAATATGATTGGTAAGGATGCTGGTTTGTTTTATATTCTTGGTTATAATTTATCCTTTGTACCTAGTGTATCTGATCTTATCGTATTTCAAAATAAAACATATAAAGTTGATAGTATTCAGAGTCATGCATCAAACGGTGAAATCGTTCTATATCGCGTTTTAGCTGTAGTCTAGTACATTGGTATTACTTTGTATAAATTAATGCTCCTATGGGCTTTTAAAGGGCTTGTATGATAGCTTCCAACGCAAAAGAAGTCGCTAAAGAAATTGAACAATACAAAGATGAGGTTGAACGCAAGCTAAAAGGTATGGTAGCTATGTTTGCTCATAGTGCTACTGTAGCTATTCAAGAAAATACACCAATCGGTGATATTCAGTCCATTATGGATGGTGAATCAGGTGTAAATAAACAAGCTACATCTTATTATAACCTATACGTTATTCGTAATAAGAAATATTCAATTGATGGCGGTGATCCCGGAGATATTCAAGTTGGTTTCCATCGTGGTGCTTATGGATATAGCGAAAGCGGATCATTTGAATTCCTACCGATGGTTATTGATCAGAATGAAGCTGCTGATCAACTAATGTATGATGTAGAAGCCTATTACCAAATTGGTGATACTTTCTTTATTGGTGGTAAAGGGCCGGGATTTGATGCTATTGAAAATGGAATTTCTAATCAAGCTCCTGATGGTATTACTGGCCCAAGTATGAAAGATATAGAGCAAATATACCGTCTAAATATGAAGACATTTTATGATCTAGCAAAATAAGGTTTATACATGGCAATAGTACTAATAAAAAAAGCTCTAGAAAAAAGATTAGCTACTATGAGTCCTGTAATAACTACAGCTTATAGTGCTGTAAGTTTTACACCAACTCAAGGTGTACCTTATCAGAGAGTTCAACTAGTTCCTCGTAGACCTGAGAATCCAACATTCGGTGATTCCTACTATCGAGAAGTTGGTGAATTCCAAATATTTTTAGCTTATCCTAGTAATAAAGGTGAAGCTGAAGTACTGGCGAGAGCCGAGTTAGTTCAACAGCATTTTGCTAGGGGAACAACATTAACTGAAGGTGGTTTGGATATTATTATTCAGAAAACCCCTCAAATTACAGGAAGTACTATCGTTGGTGATAGAATCATTGTACCTGTGATTATCCAATATTCTGTTGGGATTCTGCAGTAATCCTATTGAATTATAATTTGCAAATTAACTAACAAGGACATAATAATATGGCTATCGCAAAAAATGTAGCAAAGCAAGTTGCTATTAAGAAAGAAACAACTTACGGTACATTAGCTGGTGCAACTGGTGCTAGACTACTTCGTCGTGTAACTTCAAATTTTAACCTCAAGAAAGATACGTATGAAAGTTCAGAAGTTCGTACTGATTACCAAGTAGCGGATTTCCGTCACGGTGTACGTTCTGCTGAAGGTACTGTATCTGGTGAATTTTCTCCCGGTTCATACTCTGACCTATTTGCTGCTGCTTTAGCTAAAGCTTTCGTAGCTGGTGTATCTATTACAGGTGCATCTATTACTGTAGCTGCTTCTGGTTCTCAGTATACACTAACTCGTGGCGCTGGTTCATATCTAACTGATGGATTTAAGGTCGGTGATGTAGTTCGTATTACGGCTGCTACTGGTCTAAATGCTGACTGCTTGAATAAGAATCTACTTATTACTGCTCTTACTGCAACTATTGCTACCGTAAGTGTACTGAATGGTTCAACGATGACTCCTGCTGCCGGTACTGCTGTATCTTTGGCTGTACAAGGTAAGAAGACGTTTGTTCCTCAAAGTGGTCATACTTCTGATTCCTTTACTGTTGAAGAGTGGTACGGTGATATTGCTCAATCCGAAGTATTTACTGGTTGCAAAGTTAATACCGTAGGTATTAGCATCCCTGCTACAGGTATGTCAACCCTTGACTTTGGTTTCATGGGTAAAGACCTAGCACAGACAGGTACTACTCAATATTTCACTACTCCGACTGCTCTAGGTACTTCTGGTGTTTTTGCTGGTGTTAACGGTGTTGTAGTATTTAACGGTACTCCTGTTGCAGTTATTACTGATGCATCTATTAATATCAACCGTGGTATTGCTAATACTACAGTACTTGGTTCTAACTCCATTTCTGAATCTATTGATGGTAAAGCACTTGTTGATGGTAGTATCAGTCTATACTTTATTGATGCAGTTGCTAAGGATGCTTTCAAGAATGAAACTGAAGTATCTCTAGTATTTACTTTAACTGCAAATAATACAGCAGCATCCGAGTTTGTAAGCATTACAATTCCTCGTGCAAAAATCAACTCTGCAGATAAATCAGAGTCTGATTCTGGTATTACCATGTCCTGCGATTTCAAGGCGCTCTTGAATACTACTGGCGGTACTGGTACAGCTTCTGAACTAAGTACTATTGTAGTACAGGATAGTCTAGCTGC